TGGGTCTTGGATCAATGGATCCATGTAGACCGAGAAGGAATTGCGGATACGGCCAATCTTGATGTCTTGATCGAATGTGTTTTCGTCGCAGTACTCGGTCATCAGGGTGATGTAACCCTCGCCGTAAGCAACTTGGTTTTCACACGCCGTGTCGTATGCCACATCAGCATCAGAGATGTACTCGATGTGACGGATCATGCCGTTGAAAATGTCTGCCACTTCCACATCAGCATCGTCATCCACAGGAATAACCCGTGCGCCTGGGCGATTCTGACGCATGTCATTCGTCACTTGACGAACGTGCTGCGGCAGTTTGTTAATTGTCAAAGTTGGACGCGCGTTGATCGTCTGACCCTGCACCGCGCCACGGGTGGCCAGTACGTCAGCAGGCCACTGCCAGTGGTTGTCAGGAGATCCGGCATAAAAGCGCAGATCGTCAATCTCATCCTCACGGCTTTCGGCCAATGCGGCGACGGCCATGTCCAACCGAGCGCGGGCGGTTGTCAGAATGTCTGAATCAGACTTTGGTGGTTTGCCGCCAGCAGCTACGTTAGCGGCTGCGACTATTCCGGTTGGATCATTCATTCCAAAACCCCTAAAATATGAGGCTCACGCATGACGACATACATCTTGCCGTCTTGTTTAAATTCTTGCCCTACGCCAAAGTATACATGGTCACCGACCTTGATGTCTAGGCATTTTGGCCCAACAGCCACGGCAATGCCGGTTTCGGTCTGTGAGTTCGCAGGCAATACAAACAAGGGATGCTTTTCAACATCGCGCTCAATGATGATGCAGTCTTGGAGTGCTTTCATTTTTTCTTCTTTTCCGCAACACTTCTCTTGACCGAGTACGCTATGGCCACGGCCTGCTTGACGGGCTTGCCAGCTTGCACTTCAGCTTTGACGTTCTTGCGGAAGGCTTCGGGTGATTTGGACTTGACGAGTGGCATTTAAGTCTCCGTGTGGAAAATGGCGTAGTTCAAATGGATCGCTTCACTGTACGCATTGTTGGTCACGTTCTTAATTTCTACCGTGAACGAGCCATTGCTAACGGCCACAATGAACACGTTGTACGCACCCAAAGTGCCGCCAGAGGCCACACTGATTACCACCACATCTTTGGTGCTGACTGTGCTGCAATTGACCACAAACACCGCATTGGCGCTGGGGGCCATCTGCGCGTTGGCCGTGATAATCTGGCCAGAAGGCGTGTTGATTGTGACCGCTGTAGTCTTGTTGTTGGTCTGCGTTACGGTGTCGTAAGCGCCAGCGGCATAGCCAATTGTGCCAGTGGTGGCAATGTTGGTAGCCTTGACAATATCCGCGCCGATGATGTTTTGATCTTCGTATGCGACGCCAATGGGTTTAGTATTTGCCATGATTATTTCTTCTTAGCCGTCTTGGCTGATTCTTTAAAGTCCTTGGCCGTAGGCGCTGCCTTACTGCCAGGCTTGTTCATCTTCTCGCCAGAGCCAGCTTTGATGCGGGCTTGCTTGGCGTGAATGTTTGCATAGAGTCCGGGCTTTTGCATATCAACACTTCCATCGTTTAAGAGCCGCTTTAGCGCGTTCGCCGTCCTTGGCGTTGGCCGCTACTGCGCCCATCCTTGCACAAAATGAGTCCTTGCGACCTTGGTCTGCTTTGGTCTTGGGGTTGGGTGCTGGCGCCTTGAGGTTTGAGCCAGTCGCGGCGTTGTACTTCTCACGCCCTTTGGCCGTCAAGCCAGCGCCTTTGCTGACCGGCAACTTCTCGCCGCGCCCGACACTTAGAGATACTGACTTTTTAGCCATCACGACCCCATCCAAGATGTAGTAGCCACGCTTCGATCACTGTATGTGCGGCGCTGCGTGGGTTCACGCGCCTCACGGTGGGCCACGGCAAAGGCAAAAGTCACGCAGATCGCGTCAGCCGCGTCTGGTGACGCCAAACCGCGCGCCTTCATGTCCTTTTTCGACTCCAAGAAAATAGTACCCTTGGAGTCGGGCTTCATCATAGGCGAAATTAGATCAGTTTTCAGGAACCTGTCAAGCGGAATTGAGGCTGTTTTGAGCCAATCCTTCATTTTCCCCCACATTTCAGCCCTTTTGTTGCCGTACATGATGGGATTCGTTGACTTATTACCGAAGTTAATGCCCTTGACTTTGTAACGCTGCTCTTTCAGGCGGTCGACAATACCAGCCCCGAGGCCACCCTCGTCGATTACTACTAAAGTAGGCTTATATTCCTCAATCGCCTCGATCACATGACCGACCACCGTCATGGTGTCGTCGCCCCTGTGGCGCTGGATCGAGATAATGTCCCGCCCTTGCCTGATCGCAATGACTGTCGCATCCGCGCCGAACCGCGCGGGGTCAACGCCGATCACAATTGGGGCTGATTGGTCTTTGTACTTGGGCCGCTTCATAGCCTCGTCGACCAACAAGGCCGAGATGAACTGATCGTCGCCCTCAGATGGGAACTGACCGTAGACCTCAACGTGCGCTTGGGACGACTCAGGCCCATACTCGTCGATGATCTGCTGATAGACCTGCTTGTCCGTCCCCTCGACCGTGCGCGCGTCCACCACCTTAGTCGACCAGAACTCCCGCTTGCTGTTAAAGCATTCGTAGAAGTACCCCGTGTTGCGGCGGGGGTTGGAGAACGCCATCCAGAAGCGGTTAGGCGTGTTCTCGGTAAAGAATCCACTGGTGACCGCCCAGATGCTGTCGTCAATACCAGACGCCTCGTCAAACACGACCAGCACACCGTCGAAGTTGTGAACACCGGCGTAGGCGTCGGGATTCTCCGCTGACCAGAGCCGCCCCTCGACGCCCCAGTAGCGTGTGCCCTTTTTAAGATCACGCTCGACCAGTTCCGTGAGCCACTTGGCAGGCATCAGTCTGGTGGCCGACACTTCAAACCAATGGCTGTTGATGGCGGTGGCCAGCCACTTGGTAATTTCGGCCCATGTGACTGACCTGAGCTGAGACTCACTGTTAGCCGAGATAATGGTCGTGGAGCCGATGCGGGTTGTAAGCATCCAGATTGTGATCCATGACACTAAGGCCGATTTACCAATACCACGGCCAGATGAGACAGCGTGCCGTAAGGTGTTGAAGTCAACCAGACCCTTGTTCTCTTGTATGTGCGTGGCAATTTGAGTGAGTACCTCACGCTGCCATTTGCGTGGGCCTTTGAAATGCTCCAGTGGCGTGCCAGGCTGACCCCAAGGAAACGCGAACATGACGAACGCCAGTGGGTTGTCCTTGATCGCTGGCGCCCATAGACGCGCCATGAGTTCCTGTTCGTCTTCAGCGCTGTATATGGTCGATTGCATGGACTTGAGCTTCTATGATGTTTGCGTCTTCGACTGTCAGCGCCCTTTTCTGCGCCTCGGCCAGTGCGCCAGTGATGGAGATGCGCTGGTCGACCTCAACCGAGATAGCCTGCTTGGCCACCCAGCCGTGTTGATGTTTGAGGACTTCTAACGCTGACTTAGCGTCGCCTTGGAGGGCGGCAGACCGCAGGACGTTGGCCATCTCTATCTCAGCGTCTGCCTTGCCCTTTTGCGCGGCCAGTTCCACCACGGGGTCAAGTTGCGTGAGCTGTCGGTATTCTTGGGGCAGCATGCCTGCGGCCAATGCGAGTGCGTCGCCTTTGAGGCCTAGCTTGGCTGCGTCATATACAGCCTTTAGACGCGATTCGGTCGCTTCGACCTTGCGCGGTGTAAATGGAATCGAGTGGAACATTTGTTCTCCATGCAGGTTGCACGTGGGTGCGATCATATATCAAAAAATAAAAAATTGTTCGTGAACGCTACGTTTTCGTTGGCCCTTTGCGCTCGGCCCTACCCCCTCCCCCTCAAGCAAAATGTCCTTTTCCGTGGGTCATTGTGGGCACGTTGCCGCCGGTCATTGTGTCGCATGGCCACGCGGCCTCATGCTTTGTGAGTCATTGTGAGTCATTCCTTTTTTATGACTCACAACAACACACATGGAAAAGGCACAAACTTTGCGCGTGCAGTTTGTGGGCAGTGTGGGCAGTCGTGAGCGGTACTTTCAAGCGCGTCCAAAACGGTGAGCCTTACACAAACTTACACACAGATATTTTTTTTAGTTATCAACAAAACATAACTCACATTGACACACAACAAGCTTTTATCTATATGCAACAAGCATTTACCCGTGAGTCATTGAGGCACGTTTTCGCTACCCACACAAAACCACAACAACCCACAACCTAGGGTTTGTCCCTAGAAAATAGTTGTTGACAATGTAAAAGAATCTTTTACAATACATACATCAACAACGAAAGGGCAACCGATGTTAACTCTCCATCAATCCGCAAACTACGCGGTGCATCTACTTAATAACTCAGGCTTGATCGTCGAATCGACGCGTAAAACTGGCGGCGTTCAGCTGCGCTCCGATCACCCTCAATTTGCTGAGTATGTCGACGCGTTCAGAACGGCGATTGACTCAAGCGAAGCAGACGCGCTTTGTAAAGCACTATTTAATTAAGGAGCTTAAATGAAACACACAATTTATGACATCGCCGCCGCCGTAGTTATCGGCCTTTTATTAACCGTAGGCGCATTGGCCTACTTCGACATTCTTTGGAGTTAATCATGGATTTTGTACTAATTCAAAATGTAAACGACGAACCCGTCTATGCCATTCAGTTAGAGGGCGCGACGATCTTCAACCCTAATTTCAGTGAATGCGGGCGCTTTGTAGTTGACCCATTGACTCATTACAAATTAGACCAAAAAACAGTAGACGCGTTGGCAATGCTCAACGCTCATTTCAACTATTCAACGGAGTGCTAAAAATGACTGACAAAACATATAACGGCTGGACAAATTACGAAACATGGCGCGTCAACTTGGAAGTTTTTGACGGCATGGAGGCGTCAGATTTTGACGGCGCAGACAATGCCGAAGTTGATATATACGAATTTTCTAAGCAGATCGAAGAGTACGCCGAAGAGATTATTTTTTCCGGCGTCAGGTATGACGAACGCGCGCCGTCTAGCTTAATGGAAGATTACGCCCGCGCTTTTTTGCAAGCCGTCAATTGGTACGAAATTGCCAAGCACATGGTTGACGATTACATCGCGGAGAATCAAGAATGAGGGTGTTGGTTGCTTGCGAGTATTCCGGCACCGTGAGAGACGCATTCATACGGGCTGGGCATTACGCCGCGTCATGCGACATTTTACCCAGTGAGTCACCGCTGGGCGATCACTATCAATGCAACGTCATGGACATCATTGACCACGGCTGGGATTTAATGATCGCGCACCCGCCATGCACTTATATGTCAAACGCGGGTGCGTGCCGGATGTACCCACAAAAGGGCGTTGTTGACCCTGAGCGACTGGCTAAGGCAATGGAGGCAAAAGAGTTTTTTCTTGCGCTACTCAACGCGCCCATTCCTCGGATATGCGTGGAAAACCCAAAGCCCCTCAACATTGTGGGTTTGCCTACTGAGACGCAAACAATCCAGCCGTGGATGTTTGGCGAACCGTACACAAAGAAAACTTTGCTATGGCTTAAGGGTTTACCGCCGCTTGTGCCGACTGACGTTATCACTGAGGGCATTGTGCCTTTTTGCCCCTCTGGGACAAGCCGCAAATTAGGCGGGAAGTCACTGGGCGCAGCAAAAAGGGGCGATGACGCAAAAAACCGAAGTAAATTTTTTAAAGGCATGGCAAACGCCATGGCAAACCAATGGAGCAACACATGACACCCCACGAAATAATCCACAAAGAAACTGGGCAAGTTGTTGGCACTTATGCCACTTACGAAGCCGCTTACGCCGCTTATGAAAAATTGAGCATGACTGACCACGCTATTGGCCCAGTCATGGTCTACGACAAAACCGCACGCACTTATGTACCAAAGGAGACTTTATGAAAACGTTTGAAGTTTGTTTTAAATATGAAACTTGGGCCAATTACACCGTGGAAGCCCAAGACCAAACCGAGGCCGAGAATATCGCCCTTGGCATGCTGCAACGCGATGAAGGCGACTATTTGCACACGGGCGAATGGACGGACACCACGGTGGAGGAAATATGAAAGACCCTTGGCACGATAAATATTTTGGCAAGAGCGCGCCTGAGTTTTACTACGAACCTAAAACAGACGCCCAGCGCGCCGCGTACATTAAAAAATGGGAAAACTACACGCCCAAAACGGGCGACGAATGGTGCTTAAAACAGAATTATGAACTTTGGAAAAGGAAGCAAACAAAATGACCTACGAAGTACAAACCCTGACTTTTCTCAATCAATGGGAGAACACATGGACGGAGGACGGCGTGGAGCCGGTTCAGTTCAACACCTACGCCGAAGCCGCCGCAGAACTTGCGGGCTTTCTTGACGATATGGCTTACGCCGCGAAAAACAACTTTTTATTAGACCATGACCCCGCAGATTATCGGATTAAAAAATTATGAACCATTACGACCGCACAAAAATAACCTTTCACCGTGGCAACGCGTTCACGCCGGAGGGCATCGAGGCCGAACCGTTCGCCACGGTGACGATTAACGACCTAGTAGGTAGCGAGTTAATCGAGGCCATTTGCACGCTTATGCGTGAGCATATTCACGCGGCGCACGCCGACTTTTGCAATATCAAAATTTCAACCGAAGACTGGGATGTATAACATGATCGAATTCACACACCACGGCATCGCCGTAAAATGCAAGCCTGAAAACGCGATGCAATACCGCGCCGCCATGGATAAGCCGCCCAAGGCTAAAACAGTCAGTGAGAAGCGCGATTATCCAAAGTGGAACCCAAACATGAGCGCGTGTGAATACGTACGCGCTTATATCCGATTAAATGAGCGCCGCCGCATGATTGACTGCGCGCACGGCTGCGCAAACTATCACGGCACGCCCGCGCTTTACGATGGCGCGTTTCCTGAAGTGCTGGAGGAATTAGACCCCGACTGGACGCCACCGGCACCAAAGGCGCGCAAAATCACGCCTAAGCAGGCCATTATTCAAGCCCTTGACGCCCTCAAACTGGGCGACATCGACACGGCTCAATGTATCTTGACGGAGGCGCTCAAATGACCCACCCAGTTATCGCCGAAGCATTGGCACCGTTCAGGCCGTTGACCTACTCTGAACACTATTACATCGACCTTGGGTACCAACACGAGGAGGGCAAGGCCAACGAACACGAATACAAACGGGCGCAGGCCGAGGGGCCGGACGCGCGCCGGTTGCTTAACCGTGGGGCCATGGAAGCGCTCCAAAGGCGGTATTGATGGTTTTACTAATTGCGCTTATACTGGGCGCGTTACTGTCAATTCTCCTTGATCTGTAACGGTTGCCACACCTCACAAGCCCGCTTTACGCGGGCTTTTTTTTACTTCACCAGCCGGACAAGCGGCGCGATTTTAGAATCCGGCAACACTTGCACCGCGTCTCTTAATTCTGACTTGCCACGGTTGACCATATCAGGGGCGCAGAAAATGTGCTTCTTGGTCGTATGCGCCCGCGACTTAAGCAGACCCATGTCAACCCAGCCCGCCTCGCGGAAGGCATGCAACAAAGCCGCCACCGGCAATTTCATGCCGGTTGGGGCTTGTCCAGTCAGGCGGTCGCAGACCGACTGCCACGGGCCACCCAGTACACCGGCGGCAAACTCACCAATGCGGGAGCGCATCATCTCAACTAAGAACGACTCAGCGCCGGACATGCCCGTCTCGACCATGATGGCCTTGGCCTCAGTCATCGGAGGGGCAGCGCCCGCATTGAAGGCCGACACGTCACGGGATGCAAGCCAAGCCGCCACCGCCGCAAACCCGCCCGCCTTGTACCATGCCCACATGCGGGCGGCGGCGTCCGAGTCCATGCAAAGGGCGTCAGACCACAAGACAAACCAACGGCGATCATTTGAGGGGATGGTGATCGCCATGCGCTCATTTGAGAACGCCACCACTTGCAAACGGTTGACCGCCTCATAGGGGGCGAGCCCCTTACGCTGAATTGACAAGTATTCAGGGGGCGCGGCAATCACGGGTTTCAAACTGTTCTCAAGGGCGCGGCGGTCAGACGCCTCGGGCTGGCGCAGTTCGTTGATAATCAACACCTCACATTCAAGGTGATAACCCCAAGGGGTTGACAAGTCTTTGTTATCGAGCTTCTTGACGTTGGCAAGCGAGTCACCGCCCATTGCCCAGAAAAACGGCGCCCACATGGTGTCCTTGCCCGAGCCTGGGTGACCGCCATGCAACACGGCGTGATTGACCTTGACGTTGGCGTTTTGCACTTTGAAGGCCATCACGTTTAGAACATGCTCGCGCTCGGTGTCGTCAGGAATCATGCGCGCCACATGGTCAAGCCACGGCGTAGGGTCAACACCGCCAGCAACGGGCGGGCGGGCGTCACGCCATCGGTTGCCGTACACCAGACCCTCACGGGCGCAAAGGATGTTCTCGCCGGGGGCGTAAGTTACGCCAACCAGAGTTTTAGCGCCCTTGGCTTGACGGTTTTCATCAAAGCAGACAGACGCCTCAATCTTGCGCTTGACGTTGTTGATTGACTTGCAGTCAATGTGACGGAACAAAGCGTTAAACGTACCGCGTCCGATCTCGCGGCGGTCTTGCATGTCAAAGTAAGCGTCATCGTCTTGAATGTACGCGAAGCGCTCCCACCAACCGTCCTTTTCAATGCGGCCCAGTTCCTTGCGCTCGACCTCGGCGACGATGGCCGCAGCAGCGTCAGGGTAAGACTCGTTAGGGGTCAGCTTGGCAAGCGCCGCATCCATGGCAAACGTGAGTAACTCTTCGCGCAGGCCGGGGGCGTGCTTTGGGCCGCCTTGATCTGACACCCATTGCAAAAACGCATTAGAGTCAAAGTCAACACAGTGGCTGTGCAGGCAACGGTAAGCACGGTTAGCGGGCATGTAACGGCCCTCGGGGTTGCCGTCCGTATGCTCGGCTGAGTTGGGGCAGATCACGCCGGCCCAGCCTTCGTGATTGGGCTTGGACAGTAGCGCACCATGGCCACTGAGCCACGCCATCACATCATCAGCGCCATCGTCTGACAAGCGGATCGGACGCACACCGATGGAGTCGGCTGGCGCTGGGGTTACGTTGAACGCTGTGCAGATTTCGTCAAGAGTAAACTCACGCGCAGGCTCAAACTCAACGAGCTTGGCGGCGAAGTTGTTACGGCCTGGCTTCAAGTTGATCGAACCGGGCAGGCGGAAATTGCGCACAGCGTTGACGGCGCCTTTGTCGGTGTAACCGGCTTCGGCGATCGATTTGATGGCTGCGGCGAAGTCGGCCTTGGTGGGCTGCTCAGAGAAAGCATAACCCCACTGGAACGAACCAGGGGACGTCTCGATCTTCCAAGTCGGCTCAAGCGGCGGTATGTTGGGGGCTTTGTCAGGGTCGCCCACGTCGTCCAGCACCATCACAAGCACATACTCACAGCACGCCACGCTGGCGCTTGGATAGCCGTCTTTGAAGCGGTCGACAATAAAGCTGGCCGTGTTGCCGTAGATGGCCCACTCGGGTTTGATGCGTGCGGTAGGCAACATTGCCGGCCACGTGCATTTGATGGCGCCATCAGGAAAAAATTGCAGTTCTTTGCCGATGGGTTTCTGACGCACGATCAACGCTGTCTCACCCTCGGGTGCCAAGGAAATTAAAAAATCAAGAAAATTCATTTGCCATACCTTTTCATAGTTTCAACTTCAGCGTTCAAAGGCAGGCCGTCTGCCCACTCTGGCGCTGTACACATCACACGTTTTAGTTCTTCTGCCGCGCCTTCGCGGTCAGTCTCAATCACGATCTCGTCATGCACATGAAGCACGACGTCATCGAGTTGTCTGAGGGAGTGGCGAAGTAGATCATTGGCGACCGCTTGCGTCACATTTTCACACGCCAAACCTTTCCAGAGCCTTGCGCGTGGCCATTCTTTTGCATCTTGCGCGGGCTTCCATGCCGCTTTGGCATAAGTGACGCCCTCCGATTCCAATTTGGCATAGGGGTAGCACAAAATCCTGCCAGAGGGTAGGGCGTACCATAAGTGCAAGCCGTCAAATAAATATGTTATACGGCCAGCCTTAAATTCACGCCCTTTGTTTCTCATTGCACGGGTATAGGCTTCCTCAAGCGCCGACCAATAAGGAACAGACCAAGGATTAGCACGACGCCAGCCATCGACCATTCGCTTGGCGACAGGCTCAGGTAGACTAATGCCATAAGCGCGACCCATGGCAGCAAAAGCTCCCACACCACCAGCGAAACCACAGGCGAGTTCTTGAACCTTTCCGATCTGGCGCTGGTCTTTGTCCACATCTGCGACGCGGATGTTGAAGGTGGCGGCTGCATTAACTTTATAGACGTCTTCCCCAGTGCGGAATAGTTCCAGTTTATCGTCTCCTCGACCGGAAAGCCACGGGTTGACACGCGCTTCAATAGCCGCCCAGTCAGCAACAACGAAGTGCTTTCCTTCTGCGGGTATGAGTGCGGGGCGGAGCATTCCTTTGAGAACATCGGTAACGCGCTTTCCATACCGAGGCACGATTGAGTGTCCTCTGACCATGGCGTTGCGCGCGGCCTCTGGCTCGTCTGCGCACTTGCGTGTGAAGTTGTGGACTTGCGCGCCATAGGACGATGCGCGTCCTGTTGCCGAGCCGCCAGCAAATACGAACGCTCCTCGTACTCGTTCATCCTCCTCATCTGCCAAAGCCGCGAGTCGGCTGAACTTTGCCACCGAGGACGCCCAGAGGTCGTCGGCGCATTGGATAACTTCTTGGACATCGGCAGGGACTTCATCGGGATTCTCCATTGTTAGTAAATTGGCACGCACAGTTTTGTCAATCGAATACTTGCCATCCTTTTCCATCAACTTCTTAGCTTCATCACCCACGCGTTCAAGCACCCACTCACGCATGCGTGGGGAGCGAACGGAAGTGATGGCGCCGCTAGTGACTTCTTTGACGATCTCTTCGATCTCGATCAGTTCATCGGAGGCAAACTTAACCGCCGCATGGCACAGCGGCACGTCGACCAACACGCCGCGATCGTTGATCTGCTCGTTGACGTGGTAGTCCTGTAATTCTTCGGCTGACAAATCACGCATGGCCTTGCTAATCGCACGCATGGCGCGCACGTCCTGCTCACAGTACTGGATCATTTCGGCCATGAGTTCAGGCGAGTCTTTGAATGGCGGCACGCACATCAGGCGAATGAGTTGCGCGCCTCTGTGGTCTTTCTTCATGGACGCGCCAGCAAAGCGGCCAACGTCCTCAAGTGAGCCAGGCGCGCAGTTGGCGCGGGCTTGTGTTGCGGTGCAGTAAAACTGCTCCAACTTAAAATTTATTTGTAAGACATACCAAAAGATCAAGCGCTCGAACGCCGCGTTGTGCGCCCTGATCTGGCCGGTGTAGTTTCGCACGCGCTCGGGGAATGGCTGACTGGGCACCCACGTCACCACGTCCTCATCGTCAAACGCATACGACAACATTAAGACCTCAGTCGTGCTATCTTGCGCGTAGTTGTACACGCCCTTGGCGCGTAAGTCGCATGTACTGCGAGTTTCAAAGTCAAGCCAAAGCATAAAAAGGCGGGGCTTACTAACGGCTTGGGAGATAACGTCCCTCACCCTGTTCAGCCCCTATTTAATTAGACGCTACGGCGGCGGCGTGCTGGCGCAGCTTCCGGCTCGGCCTTTACCAAGGCTGGTTCCTCACCATCCATCGACACCCACTCGACAAGTTCAAACACTGGCGTGTAAATCTTGCCGTAGGACTTGTGCGCGTAGTGGTCTTTCTTCAGACGCACGACTGGCACTGGCTTGGTTTGGTCTTTCTCGACCTGCTCGGCCAGAGCAACAGCCAAGGTCTGAACTGCGCGCTTACCGCCCACTGACGTGGTGGTGAAACGTGCTTCCATACCTTTGTCTTCGCCTGAGATGCACTTCAGAGACATACCGACTTGGCTCTCCCAGCCCTTCTTGGCTTGAGGGGGCGCCTCATCCAAAGCAGGCAAGGGGTTGCTAACGCTGGTCATCTTTTCGCCCAACACTTCGCCATCACCCCAAGCAATAAAGCCGTGGACAAAAGAGAAAGGATTGACAGCCCACACAGCGTCGTCTTCGACTTCGGTCTGATCTGCACCAAAGACCCAGTGGCCAGTCTTGTCCATCTTGAGGATGACAACACCGGCAGGGCCGACTTCAGCTTGGATTGAACGAAGCGCAGATGACAGAGTTGAAACTGCGGGCAGGTTTGCTTGAGAGAAGGTTACTAAACTAGACATGATTTTCCTTTACTGGATTTTAGAAAGGGCAGCAGATAACTGTTTGCCCAAGAGCATCACTTCGGGGCGCGGGTCATCCGCGCTTGCCAAAGTGTTACCTGACGAGATGGCGACCACGAGGTCTTCTGGTAGGCCGAGCTTGCGTTTCTTCAACGCCTTCTCGGCCTTCGCAGGGGAGACGACAGAGGACTCCATCACTTCAGATTCTGTGAGGCCGTATGCGAAGAGGGCGACCTTGGCCTTCTCTTCGTCTGACCATGAACGGATGGCACGCTTGGCCACCAGTTTGTATTCGGGTAACTTGGCGCCTGACTCAAGCATCTGGAGCGCCAGCGAGCGCAAGTCTTTGATCCAGTCCTCAAGCATGTCAGCGTTCTTAAGATAGTTGCTGATCTGCGCGGCTGGCAGGGCGTCGAT